AAAAATTAAAAAAAAATAGACTAACAGTAACTAATAATATTTTGAATGAAATTTTGAATGTAAAAATTGAATGTTTTTTTATTGAATGTTTTAAATAATACTTTAAATATAAACTATTAATTGATATCATATTAATGTAAACATATTATTTATTTACTATGAAAATCCTAACTAAGGAACTTTTGAAAAAACTCCCAAATATTGGGGATAATGAAAAAAACAATAAAGAACACATAGCACACGTTAAACTTTTTGGCGGTAGTAGTTGGACTTGGTATATAACAGAATTCGATCCTATTAAAAATTTATGCTTTGGATTAGTGGATGGATTTGAGAAAGAACTAGGTTATTTTTCACTTGATGAATTATTAAGTTTAAAGTTTCCGCCTCTAGGGTTACCGATTGAAAGGGATGCTTGGTTTGAAAGTACACCAATTAAGGAGTTAATGAACTAATGAATTTTATTACTTTATTACCAGCATATGGTAGAGACTACAAAAGCAAAAAAGCTTTTATTGATGACATAAAATCAAATAAAGATTTTATAGTTGCTAAGAGTAGACAATATATAAATAAACAACAATTCAAAGAATTAAATATAAATGAATTCAATATAAGATATAAAAATTTAACTCAAGTTAAAAAAATAAACGTATCAAAAGATTTATAAATTGATACTTTCATTTAGGGATGTTTAAAACATCCTTAAATAAAAGTATTTTTATAAATGCTTTTAACCTTCCAATTTTTTTATTAATCATCATGAATGAACTTTTAAAAATGTCAAAAGGTAATAAAAAATTAAAAAACACTTTAATTTTTGACTTGCCAAGTGGTAAAACTTGCCCGAATGCTAATGAATGCCTAGCTTATGTTGTTATGAATGATAACGGCAAAACTAATATAAAAGATGGCGAAAATACTATTTTTAGATGTTATGCAGCAAGTCAAGAAAATCAATATCCTAACGTATATGAAGCTAGAAAATACAATTTTGATTTAATTAAAAAAACTTTAAATAGTGATTATGCAATACCACTTAAAACCATTAGATTAATTCAAGATTCAATAGAAAAACATATAACCAAAAATATAGATAAAGTTAGGATTCACTCTAGTGGTGACTTTTTTAATGGTAAATATTTAAGAACTTGGTTAGCAGTAGCAAGATTAAATCCTAATTTAAAATTTTATTGTTATTCAAAAAGTCTTCATTTATTCGGTACTAATGTTTCAATTCCTGATAACTTCTTTTTAACTGCTTCAATGGGTGGCTTAAGGGATGACTTAATACATAAAGGACATTTTAAAAGATGGGCAATAGTTGTTAATTCAGAAGACGAAGCAATTAAAAAAGGTATTGAACATATAGGAAAGCCTTACAAAATAGATAAAGATGATTCAAGTTGCTTTAAACCTGATCCTTTTGCTTTGTTAATACATGGAACTCAAAAAAAAGGATATTTTAAAAATTTAAAAAATTAATTATTAGGTTTTAAGAAAGTAAAAAAGCAAAAATTGAAATAAAAAATCAAAATTTGTTTTTTTTACTTTATGGCTTGAATGGGTTGAATGAATGAATGCTTGAATCTCTGAATCTGAAAATTCTGGTGAATGGTCATGAATGAATTGTTTTACTCTCGACATGAATGTTTGTACATAAACTAATATTATGATATCATACTAATACTAATCTCACATAAACAAAAAACATGAATGAATCAAAAAAACAAAGATTAGATTTACCTAGAATGATTAAAAAAGGTAATGCTTGGTTTTCTTATCTTTACCATGATGATCACGTTATCAAACTAGGTGGTGTTGATTCAGTTGGATATTCTTGGCTAACTGAACATATGTCTGAAACAATAGCCAAGTTTGAACTTGAAACTTATTTAAATAAAGGTTGGAAGTAATGGATATTAAAAGCAAAGTTCAAATTTTACTTAATATTTTATCGGTATTATGTGAGTTAGCAGAAAGGGATGCTACTTTCTTTTTACCTCAAAAAGGTAATGAAATAGATTATGAAGAATCAGTTAGATACTTAGTTAGAGAGATACAAATTACTAGTAGGAGAATTGATTAATGGCAAATATTCATGAAGATAACGAATCCTGTAAGGAGAGAATGAAAGAATTTATAAGAAAAGGTTTTGATAGAACTGAAGTTATAAGAGATGTTAAAAAAGAATTTTTAAACGTTAATAATGATACTTTTTATAGATGGTATGACTCGGTAATACTTGAACAAGATATTAAAGAATGGGAAAAAGAAAATGAGAAAAAAATTAAAGATCAATTAGAAGATAGAAGAGATTTAAAACAATTAATTTATTTGAGAAATAAAAAGAAATATGTAGATGATAAAGATCCAGATGAATCATCAAAAGCTGAGAAAATATTATTAACTCACTTCTTGGATAAAATCCAATAATTTACTGGCATTCATTAGCATACCTGAGTTCTTTTTTGAGCCACATTCGAAGATGTAAGCCCAGTACTTTCCAAATACGAAAATTCGGTAACGAAAATGATTAGCGATCCTTTAAAAAATTCATTTGATGAACAATTCATCAAAGATTTAGGAGAGAATTGTAGCTCTCCTTTGATATGGCAAACAACTGCTACTATCATCCAAAAATATATTAAAGAGTTAGTACAGCATGATGTAGATGTTATTACTGATTCTGATTGGTTTGATGAAAAAATTAGAAAAGCTATAGAGGAATCAAATGGCTAAATATTATAAATTAGTTGTTACTTCAATGACTTGTCATCATCTTTATATAACTACACCTGATGATGTAGATAAAGATAAAGTATTTGAAAATTGGAAAAATTTCGATGGTGGAGATTTTTCTTTAGATCAAGATGGAGATTGGGAATTTTCTGATCTTTATGAAGTTGATAAAGAAGACATGGATATGTTTCATGTCGATTGGGAAGATGAACATTTATTGGAGTTAGAAAGATGATTGATAACCCATTACCAGATCAAATCATGCAAGAAAAAGATAACGAATGTTTATCTGAACAATTTTATGAACATTGTAGAGATAAAGCTATTGAGATC